CTAGTGTCGAAGGTAGGGCACCTTCAAAGCGTGTAAGCAACGATAACCCAGCGCACAAAATATATGGGGTTGTTGCTGACTACGATGCATCGGTTGACTGGGCCGCTATAGACAGTGACATCAAGTTCAAATGCGGGGCTGGGAAATTACCAACGTGGAGATCTAAGACGCAGTCGGGGTATCTTCGTTTGGTGTGGGAATTCAAAGAGCCTATCCCTATCGAGCCTGAGCTGTTCGATACGTTCATGTTGAACATGATGAAATCTCTGCAACTGAACAAGTTGTTTGCGGGGTTTGATAGTTCTTCGTTAAGAGCCAATCAGTATTTTGAGCTGGGGGAGGATTGGGTAAAAACATCAGAGCCGCTTGACGCATCTATTGTTCAGGCAGCTCTTGCTAAAGCGGTGTCCGACAAGCCGCCTCAATCTAATGACACGTCCATACCCATCAGCACAGTAGCGGAAGAAATCGAATCACGTTTCCCAAACCGTTGGGTTGGGGATTTTGAGATCGGGTCTCGCGGCCCGTTGTTCTGGATTGACGACGGTATAAACAGAGACGGGTGTCAGGTCGTAGAGGACGGTATCGTCTGTTACAGCGACAGAGCGGGGAAGGGCTTCATGTCGTGGCGCGACATCTTCGGAGCGGGGTTCGTAAAAGACTACGAAGAGAAGAAGCTGGCGGGGCTACTTGACGAGTATTGGTTTAACGGTCGGAGCTTTTTTAAGGTGCTCTTTAACAGTGCTGTGTCTATTCCCCGTGACCAACTTATCCTAGAGTTGAGGCAGGCTGGATTTACTGCCAAGCCAAGGAAGAACCAACCACTGTCGGAAGTGGAGGCTGCTATTTTAACAGTAAGCAACCAGAACAGAATTGATGAGATTGCCCCTGTTGTATTCTCAGACGATAGAGTTGTGAGCTACAACGGGCACAGGATTCTGAACTGTGCAAACATTGATCCAGTCCAGCCTGATGCGGACGGCGATAAAACAAAATGGCCTTTTTTGGATAAGTGGTTGAGCCAGCTTTTTGTGGATAGCGGTTCTAGCCCTGCTCTGGATTACTTTTACTCGTGGCTGAAGCGGTTCTATATGTCCGTTCTGGAGAGGGAGTTCGTACAAGGGCAGGCTCTACTCTTAGTGGGTCCAACGAATAAGGGGAAGTCGTTGTTGTCGAACAGGGTAATCAGTGGATTAGTGGGTGGGTATGCTGACGCTTCTGATTACTTGTCTGGTCAGACAAAATTCAACAAGGATCTGGGCCGTGTAGCAACGTGGGTCATTGACGACACTACTTCTGCTGCTTCATTCCAAGATCAACGGAAAGCAACTGAGCTGATTAAGAGGGCCGTAGCAAACCCTCGTGTTGAGTATCAGGCTAAATACGCTGATGCAATGAGCATTCCGTGGACGGGTAGAGTTGTGATGTCTCTTAACATGGACATTAACAGTTTGTCGGTGATACCTTCTTTGGACAGTAGCAACAGGGACAAGTTGATGGCTCTACGTATCAGGGACAACGCTACAAGTAATTTCCCTCGTAACTCTATACTTGAGAAGACCATCGAGGATGAGCTGCCGTTTTTCGCTAAGTTCCTTATGGACTGGGTGATCCCAAAAGAAGTGGAAGACGTGGGTCGTTTTGGAGTGCAGTCTTTTATCGACAACACTATTGCTGATGCCGCTTACGATAACAGTAGCAGAAGCACCGTGGCAGAACTGGTAGAGTTCTTTGTGAAGAGGTGCCGCGAGCTAAACGACGAAATGGATTATTGGACGGGCACCTTGACAGAATTCCAAGTCGCGCTGCATGACTTCAACAACGGGAGGAATGTTGGCATGTCCAACAACCTAGAGTTTGTCAGACGGGGTATGGCCACTCTGGAAGAGTCTGGGAAAAACAATTCCCACGTTCGACCAATCAAATCTAAAGGTAGAGGTGGTGGCAAGATTTGGGAAATCAGCCTTTCTTCTTCCTTCGATATCGATGTGATGACTCAAACGAGTCAGGCCGTCTCAACGCCTTGATCGGGAGGTGGTACCCATCGCAAAGATAGGTAAACCCTTCTTCATCTGAATCGCCTTTCTTTTTAAAATTTAAAGGCTTAGTGACGTGGTGGCGGCTAGCCCACCCTAAAAGCCAGACTTTTGAAAAATCTTTGTGGACCCGTGTAAAAAAATACACGTCTGCTTTTAAATCTTTGTTCGCAGAATTTACACTAGCGATGTAGTGAAGTTGGGGACGAGTCGTGCAGGTTTTAGATTTTACGTCCACCTTCTTCTTATTGAAAAGGTAGTCATGGGTATAACACTGCTCACCTACATGCTCTGCGGCTTTAATATATTTGCCAAAAGCAACCTCCCCCAAAAACCCAGTCATCCGGCCTGCCCCTTTAGTGTAGGAATTAGGTGGTATGCCTAAAGCCTGAGACCTTCGGAAAGCCTCCGCGACATCTTCCTTGTTAGGGTGAAACAGGACGAATCGGTTTTTTAGCTGGCGAAACTGGCTCAAGTTCTAAATTGGCGGGTCTTATCAGCAATCGATTTAGGTTGCTTAACAAATTGCTTACCCGCTTTGTTACCTTCAGCTTTAGCTTTATTAGTTGCGGCCTTTTCAGAAGAAGACAGAGAAGCCCACGCAGCATCAGGTAAATATCTTTTCTTCCCTTTGCTGGGCTTCTTATCAGAAGTGCGCCACTTCTGTTTTGTCCAACGATCTAAAGATTTCTGTGGGTTTCTTTTAGCCATCAGTAACTGTCTTTTTTCTTTAGAAATCTAGCCGCTCTTTTTTTTGCGCCTTCGGGTTTAGTGTGGCCAAAACCTTTTTTCTTCATAGCAAGGTGGTCTTCGTAGGTGTTTGCTTTGTGGCCCTTGCCCGACTTATCGTACATCATATGTGGTTTGAATTTTTTCATATCTTTAATCTCTGTAACCGCCCCCCGCTTTTTTGTAGCGAGAAGCTAATAACTGGGCTTTCCGTGCTGACCATTGTCCTGCTTTGCCCCCTTTTGTTCCACGTTTGATCTCGTTAAACAAACGGCGTCGCATCGTCGGCTTAGTGTAATTGCCCGCTTCGTTGACTCGTGATTTTTTATTCACTGTTAAATCGTTTAGTAAACCTTTCCCAAGCTGGGAAATAGATCTCGTCCATACACCTCACTATACTTTCCTCTTCGTAAGATTCTGAGTAACTGAGACCAGAGATGGCGAGGCTAGCGTGAAGCATCTCATGCCGCACGGTGTCGTGGAGTTCCTTACCCTTGAGGGTCTTATCGATGGTAATAAGTTTTCGTCTATGGGAATACATCCCGTAGCAGTCATCATCTCCCAGATCTCCCAGCCGGATTCGGACCCGAACACCGCCGATAGTTATGCTCTTGGGGAGGCTCATCCTTCTGCATAGTTTTTAATCGCACGGGCATACACACCCGCAAGCCTCCCACGATTATTGTTAATCATTCTCCACTCTTCTTCATTACTCCCGAAAAACGGTTCAGCAATCACCGCTACAGGGCGCACCTTGCGGAGTAGATAACTACCTCGTTGTTTGGGGCCTCGCGGTTTTATGCCCCGTGAAACCATTTCGGGATACGATTGCTCCATCTCATCACGTAGAGTAGAAGCAAGTTTCTCTCCGCCCTTGCTAGTATGCCAGTAAAGCCACTCGTGCCCTTTGGCGGATGGGCTGGCTGAGTTAAAATGTAGCTCAATAACTGCGTCGATGTCGTCTTCGATTAACTTACGAGACAGATAATTGATGCCGCCTGTGTAGCTCTTGGCCGGATATGTATCGTAGATCCGGTGGTCTACATTTAAAACATGGGCGATACGGCGAACCATGTCGCGGTTAAAGTCCCATTCCGAAAGGACATAGTCGCCTGTCGTATATGCGCCTTGGTCTCCTAGACGGGAGTGCCCAACTGCCAGACCAATTTTCATTTTTTAATGACGCGGTAAAGAGACACAAGGCCAACAGCGATGCCCACAATAAGAGAACCAACACGCAACCAATACTCAAATTGTTCCTGCATGCTTGTGATAAGGCCCAGCATCGGAGCCGCCATGCCGACTAGAGAGTCGATGACTTTAGGGTAGTTAATCATTTTTCACCAATGATAACCGCACGGCGATATGAGTAGTCGCTGTGAAACTTGTGGTCTTCTCGCCCCACCAAACTCCCTTCGCAAAACTCATACGTTTTGCCTTCAATCAGCGTCACTGTTGGCGGATCGTATAATGCGCTCGCGTTCGCGCTTGATGCGCTTTGCGACCCGTTCCATGAGCAGCTTGCTATGAGGGTCGCCAATGGAAGCAAGGCCATCAAGCCTATCTTCGAGAGCGTCGAGATGTCGGTCTCGTTGCAGTCGCACATATTCGACATAAGCCTGTAAAGCAGCAGTTAATAACTTAAAGAAGGTCTTCACTTGCTCTTAGCCTTGCCCACATTGAGGGCAAGCCAGCTAATGACGCCTGAGATTCTCTGGACCCATTTGTTGTCCGATTCGTTAGGAGTCATGGTGGCGACTAGTGAGGCCACCGCAATTACGCTGGCTGCAATCTGCAAAAGTTCTTCTGCGTTATTTGTAATGTATTCGATCATTGAATTGGGGGTTACATCATATTGTTGGTGTAGGCTCCCACACCAGAGGGGTCGAAATTGATTCTGGGTTTAGCCGCGCCTCTGTGGGCATCAAGCTCTTCATCAAGGATAGCGCGGCAAATTCCCCAGTGGTAATTAGCGCGTTCAAGATCTGCATTGTCTTCCGCAGTGTTGCCCAACATGGCATGCTTGATTGCACTCAGACTAGAAACATAAACAACGTCCGTGCTACTAAGAAGTGTCTGGAACTTGCGCTTTAGCAGGAGGCGGATCGACATCGTTTTTTCGTTCCGGTTGTCGATGCGGTAACGACGGTAACGGGTTACTTGATTGGCTTGTTGGAGGTCGTTAGCTGCTACGAGAGTCACTTCGGGAGACGAGCCTGTCTCAACCCACAACAACTGAACTGGGTCAGATAACTCAGTAGTGCTTACTCTTATTTCACTAATACTGGTTATATCGGACGTTACAGAAGCTGTGTTCAAAGCTGCTGACCCGTCGCAAGTAAACTTACCCCCGTCAGCGGAATCTTCATTGGTTCCAAGTTTAGATGTGTTTGTCCCGTCTGAAAAAGTTACATAGATAATCCCAGAAGAAGGGAGCGCGGTAGCCGGATTGATCGGAGCTAACCGTAAGCTGTAGGTCTTCCCGTCCACAGGCTCTTCGACAGTGGCTGAGTAGCCGTCGTCCACGATCCCGAAAGAAGCCAGAGTATGGTCCCCTGCTCTGTCATTACGGCCCGCGATCCTGTAATCATGGTGGGGTCCGTAAACCGTATTGGGGTAAGAATAATCAATGCTGTTACTATCAGAATCCACAAGAGCCGAGATAATAGACTCAGCATTGTCGGGGATCGTAAAAGTACTAGCCGTGGTGGTGACAACGTGCTCAAAAAGCAGGTCGCGCCACATCCCCATATTGTAAAGGCGGGGGAGGGCCAGATTCAGTTCTTTTCTAAACTGATCGGAGTTCGCGCCTCTGGAACCGCATATCTCCAGCAAAGCATCTTCCACCCCCTGTACAGTCAATGTGGCCATAATTCACAGTATCAGATAGGAGGTTAAGGGTCAAGATTAGGGGGTTAATCAGGGTGCAGGGTGCTGGTGAGTATCGTTATTAAACGCAGTGGGGGGTTCTGCAAAAGCCCCATCCTCTACACCAATCTTAGGTTTCCCGTCATTTTCGTCTGCGCGTTCGATCACAATATGGCCACCCGTAATTGACCCAATTTTGAGTTTAACCTGCCCACTATCCGTGTTGATTATGTCATTATCACTGTCTGCTGCTATAGGGGAGGTTGTTATGCCCCTGTCTTCGCCTTCCATAAGAAGGGTTTTACTATCTGTAGAAATTAAACCATCAAGATAGGTAATAGCAGGGATAGTAAGTGGGCCAAATGTAAATTGCGTAAACGTAGCGACCTTTTCACCTTCGACAAATTCTACTTCGGCTGACCCTAAGAAAATTACGGGATATCTAAATCCGTTCCCCTGCCCCAGTTCATCTACAAAATTAACTGCATCCGTATCTTTTGTATATGTATCAGAACCTATAAAACGAATCGTGTCGCTGATCTGTTCAATTACCAACCGTCCTACAGAAGCATATGGTGAGGCTATGTCTGTAAACATATCCTGAGATTCAAATGTAATCCAAAAACCGTATTCCCCAATACCTAGAGTAAGTTCGTTCCCGTCTATGTCTTTCGCAAGTAGGGGGTTATCGTCGCCGTCAAGTTTTGCAAACTCTGTACCGATCTGGTGCCAAGAAGCTCTGCCAGAAAACTTACCCTGTGCGTCAAGATCAGCATCAAATCCAGAAGTAGCTGGGCCTGTAATCATCAAGACCCCTTCGCTCAATGCAACATTATCATCCTCAGTCTGGGATAACGTGAACTGCCTGTTAGTAGAATCAGCAGCATCCTGCACTACTGAGTAATCCCCAATAGGGAAATTAGGGTCTTGGTCCCACCCTATATCAATCCCCACAAATGAAGGGAGGGTGTCGTTAAAAAAATCATTGGCCATTACGAAGGAATCGGTTCTGGCTTAAAGACTGTAACTTGGCGGGTAAGATACCCACCCCGAAAAGGGTTTACTTCAACTGTGGCAACAAAACTGTTAGGCCAGTCTGTTACATTGGTCGCGGGGTAGGTTACCTTAGAACCAGTATTATGCCCCCATGTCGGGTCAGATGTGCCTGTGTCACAAACTACAAACACACTGGGGTGCAACGTAGGGGGGATCTGCACTGAAAGATATGGACTATTGTAAACGATTGGCAGCGGCTTCATCGTAAACGGGCGTTGTTTGTCGCTAGAAATAGTCGGGGCCTCTAGTGCCCATTCTTCTGTAATGGTTGCACGGGTAGGCCCACGGTAGCCTTGTTCTTTGAACTGGGGGCGCACGTAATCGCGGTTACCGCCGCCTTTGTCCTTCCATGTCATAATATGGATTCCTTGATTGATGAGCGCACCATTAACATCGGTAGTCCCATCTTCCCCAAGTACAGCAGGCCATGAATATGTAATGTAAGTATCGTAAGACCGGAGAAGTTTCCCGCCGAACTTTGCGCCAGTTCCTGCCTTGTCTTGAGGGATTACATCGGTAGATGTGACAAGGAACCAATCATCGCTGAGTTGTTTCCCCTCTGTCCGCACCCCTTCTGCGGAAACTCCCCACTTTGTTTCATCCAAGATTTCCCTCTCAATAACTGCTTCAGCTTGAGTTGAATTGTAGCGCTCCCCCCTGTGATACAACGTCTCAGTCTGAACAAGCGTCCCTTCAGTAGTTTCGTCGTAACTAGCAGTGGAAATTTCAACGCGCTTAAAGTAAATCCGCTGTTCTACAACAAACAACCCATCGAGTTCAGCATCACCAATCCGCTTCTGCTGGCGGGTCATCAAAATATATTCGTCCTCAAATTGAGAAGCTGGGACATCAGGCATCGGGTCGCCCGCTTTATACTTGTCGTCGGTATCAAAGAAGTCAGACCGCAGAGTAACATACGTCCTTACAACCGTGTCATACTTGTTGCCGCCAAAATCTGCTTGAGAGAATTCAAAGTTGTAGTCGTCTTGGTGGAGGCGATCCGCCGCGTAGTAGTATTGGAAAGTCAGGCCGTTAGGGTCTGCCTGCTTAACATGGCACAGCTTGTGGCGGGGGAATTTTTCGGTGTCCGGGTGAGCTGTCCCGTAGCTAGGGTGCGCTAAGTATATGCGGGGATTATTTGTTACGTCTATTGGAGATGACGCATCGGGTTGCTCGCGGACAAAATATGTAAATTGATTTCCTGATGCATTTGCAATCTTGTGCGTTCCGTTGGCACTAAAATATCCTGAATCACGACCTAGTCCTTCTACCGTAACGTAATCCCCATTGTATAAATAATGGTGGTTATCAGTTGTTATAGTAACTGTGTATCCTTTTTGATGGTCGCCCGCATCAACATTGACATCAACATCATAGCTCCACGTTGCTGAGAGGATACTTGCCCCTTTTCCTAAGATCCCTCCAGCCCCAGCCCCAACGGTTTTCGCATCAACCGTTTCGTAGAACAACAAATCCCCTACACTTGGCGATACAAATGTAAGGACGCTCTGGCGTTCTGGTGCTGGCTGACCGCGTTGGATGGGCATGGTTCACTATTCGGGGGCAAGGAATTGTTCAACCCACTC